TGCTATTTGGCGAGAGTCCACAGTAATACTTGCGCGGGTTATCTGCTCTTTAATTCTGATGCCGCCCTTGTCTGTTGAGCGTTTGTGTGTCGCTTCAACAAGGGAAATGAAATCAGGTATCTCGCTGGTCAAGTCATCGCGGTCTAGGTGATTCGCGATTGACGTTTTGAGATCAGAAAATGTGCTTAAACTCATGCGTAGTGACTCGCCTGGAATTTTCTATGGTCGCGCCCTTTGGTGAGTTGCTTCCAGAGAGCTTTCGATCTGTCCGTTTTCGAGGACATTAATTCCCTCATCACATCAACGGGTTTGACCCCCCACGTCTTCGCGGCTGAGTAACAAATCTCATTAATGATGTTGGCGGGAATCGATGCCATAAAGCAAAAGTCTTTGCCCTTGTTTTGAGCTAGATATTTTGCCTTTTTAAAAACTGGGTCTGCACTCTGAAGCGTTTGGGTCGTGAATACATCATCCCCATTCGCGTCAGTGTGCAGCCATGTTTTTGTTGTTATGCCAGCGGCATACTCAGTGTCTAACAACTTCACGCAGTATAGCCGGACATCACAGCAGAGCCGGAATTGCCACCAGTGCCAGAAGCCTCTAAAACCAGATTGGCAACCGTCCCAGGGGACAGCTTAATCGGCTTGGAAAGGTTCAGGGCAAACGAGTCATAGACCAGCCACCGCGCAACTTCCGTACTGCCTTCCTTCAAGATTAGGGTCTTGCCGGACTTCGTTGCACTATAACCACCAGACACGCTGGTGATGTAGTGGCTAATTCCACCACTAGGGGCTGCCTTGGTGGCAGTCGCAGTGGCATTATCAGCAGTCGTAACATCGACCCATGAGCTGTGATAGATCATTAGCCTGGCTCCAACTCAAAAGTGATAGCCACTGCAATCGTATTGGTACTAGCGCCATCTGTTTCGATCTCGACAGCCTGGGATGACGTGAAGCTGTTTAAGGCTGTGGGGCTTGTTGAGTCAACATCTCCGGCAGCAGAGCCGGAAGCCGTGACAGTGATCAAACCGCCAGTCACCGCAGTGCCGCCGATCTTCGCCGTTAAATCAGCATCAGCAGTGGCGATGGTGCCATTGATTACAGAGTATATTTTGCGAATCTTTCCGTTAAAGCCAGGTACAAAATACTTCTGTCCTGCGGTGGAAATATCAGAAATCTGCATAGTAACAAACTTATTCTGCAAGGGGGGTACGTAAGGGTATGCCATTTTTTCTCTCCAAGGCTAAAGAATGATGAGCCTTATTTGGGATTAAAAAAGGCTCCCGAAGGAGCCTTGTTTAATTTGGTGGTTAAGCCTAACTTACAGTCAGGTCGTTGATGATGCCGCCAGACTTCTCTTGGCCCGCATGAACAGCGTACTCGCACAAGATTTGACGACGATCTGTGTCACCAGTCTTGGCAAGCTCTTCTGTAATCATGTTNCGNCCAGGAAGGAAGGCAACGCCCCAATTATCCATGTCCAGCACAAGAGCGGTACGAGACTCTTGAAATCTGTTAGGGATAATCTTCAGTTCGCCAAAGTCGGACTCATACACGTCAAATGTGGCGTGTAGAACCTTGTCTTCGGCCTTCTGCATATTGCTCCTGCCTTGTGAAAAGCTGGAAGCAACCTGTCTATTGAACGCACCAACAGACAAGACGTTGGGTGTTCCACCTTCATCGAATGCCAGCCTGAGAACATTTCTCAGTTGGTCTTCGGTGAATGCCCTGGCTGTTCCATCAGTGTGCGCGTCTGAGCCATCGCCTGTTGCGGCGGTAGCGTTTGAAGCGTCATTGATGTTGGTGAAAATCCATGTNGGNACACCAGCAGTTTGTCTAGCAGTTGNATCGTTGCCAGCAACCTGGGCCTTGTTGTCAAGAATTGATTTCTCAACATCGCGCTTCAGTTCCTTGCCCTTCTTCATCATCTGATAGTCCATCTCGTCAGATCGACCCGCTGCTTTTACTGCACGAGCGGTGCCGGTCACACGAGCGACCTTGTCAGAGATTTGGGTGTAGTTGAAGAGTCTGGAAGTTGCTCCCCCAGCGTCAGTGGTCGCCTCGTCGCCTTCTATAACTGCGTTAGCAGCAGCGGCTGCGAGTGAATCGGTCTGCCACTCATGCTTGGTGGAGGTTGCTTCCATGTGTCGTGCGGAAGATAAAAACGGCACATCGACAGGGGACACGTTGTAGATCACATCGCTGAGGTCTTCGCGGACCCCGACCATGTCGTTTGTCGCAAATGTGTTGGTAGGTTGAGCCATTAGGAATTACTCCTTCGTAATTTCAGTAAAGCAACGCCAGCGTCTTCCGCTGCCCGACTGTTCGGGTTAGCGTTAATGACGTTAATCAGGTCTTGCTTTTGTGTTTGGTTGGTTTCGGATTTGTGCGTAGTCCCAGAACGTAAAGTTTTGGGAACCATCTTTAATTTCTTTTGGGCCGGGGCCACCTTGTTGTTCATTTGATCGAACAGCATTGCTTTCCGGGCCATTACTACCTGTCTGTGGTCGTATGCTTTGGCGACTTCTTCTGGTGAGAATCCTTGGGTTATAAGGTACTCGCCAACCGCAGCCTGTTCTGTTTTGGCTACTTCTGCATCTGCCCACTCGGGTAGTTTTTCTAAAAGTGATTCGTGTTCTGAAGTCAGGTTTTGGGACATGGTGTTGTCCGATTCCCGCTTCACCTTCTGAGAATATTGCTGATAAGAGGTGGCGATCTCTCGCACCTCGACATCCACCGCCGCTTTACGGTTTGCAAATTCTTGTTGTCTTGCAGACCATTCGGCAGGGTCATCGACCCGCAATTTTTCCCAGTCAACTCTTCCAGCGTCTGTATCGATCTTCGTCTTTTGTCTTTGAAGAACGCCAGCCGCGACCTGGAAGGCTGTCTCTAACTCTTGCTGCTTGTTGGCTAACGCTTGGTATTGCGCTTTTGCCTTTTCCTTAGCATCATCCAAACGCTTCTCGGCGGCTTGTGTGAGTTGGTATGACTTCACGACATCGCTGAATTTCGCGCTAGACGATTCCCCGTCTACTTTTACATCGATCTCTAGCGAGTTGAACCACTCGGGGTCGAAGTCGCTGGACTCGATTAACTGCCGAACCGTTGAGATGGTTTCTCTCTCAAGCTCTGGCGGTGCCTCTTCAGGTAAGTCTGGTGAGGCTTCTTCTGAGGTTTCTGTCGGTACTTCTTTTGTTACTTCTTTGGGTGCTTCTTCTGAGACTTCTTCGGGGGCCTCTTTGGGCGATTCTTTAACTTCGCCGTGAAAACCGGAACCAAATGCCTCTTGTGCAATTTCTGACATGCTTCTTTCGGGTTGAGCCTCTGGTGTTGAGGTTTCTTCTGCCATTTTGCTCTCCATAAAAAAAGACCCCGAAGGGTCTTTGTTATTTAACGAATCGTATTATTTGAAATACTTTTTGTTCCCCAGTTTCGAGCTGGCCGTTTCACCGGCTGAAACATATCGGATAAAATCCTTCTTCATGCTCTGTTGTGCATCACATAAAGCCTTGATCTCAGTCAGCCTTTCCGTGTCGGAAATCTTCGCTTCCCTGAACTCCTTAAATAAATTCCGGTCTGCTGATTCCCACCATTGAGTTAAGGTCTCATTTTCCAAAAGCGTCTTAGCCTTTGCCCCTAAATCAATCGCCCTCCTGCTTTTATCCTCGGTCATTTATCCTCCTAGATATTGGTCTTGTGGTGCTGGCTTGTGGTAAAATCAAGCTCTTAGGAGAGTCGCCATGCGCCAATATTTCCCCATGATAAACACTGAAGTTAGCATTCCAGAGGATATGTTCGATGCGCTGTTCATGCTGGAAGTGAGCCGATCAATGACGGGCCTGAAAAACATCTCGCACAAGGAAGTTATAGACTTTCTGTCATCGGAAATAGATGGCTTCTCGCCAGAATCTTTCGATCCCAACTTTCTCCTTAAAGCCTCAAATTTTTGAGTATTTGCTCGGTTATTGTCCCGGTGTAGGGCTTCATCTGGAGCGCCCTGACATCTCTTGCGCTGGGAACCGCAGCATCCGTCATCCCCCTATACCTTGCCAATTCCGGGAGTAGCTCGAATGCCCCGACCTGCTCTTTCAGAACGCCCAAACCAGCACCTGGAAGTCCTGCCGCATAGGTTGGGTGACCGGACCTCTCAATTATTTGTGGCGCGGGGTTAACAACACCAATATTTTGCAACCCTGCTACGGGGGCATCAAGTTGGTTTGGGTCCGAAACAACAAGCCGAGCCTCGGTGAGAGAGAGGCTCCCCTTGTCCCTATACCCTCTATCCAATATTTGCTGAATGACCTTGCGTTGATCTCCTGATAGTTCAGATAGTTGAGCCACTGAATCTGGGCTATCTAACCCATTGAACTCGGGCGATGTTATCGTCACCTTTTTTGCTTTACCTGTGACGGCATCTTTTTTCCATACAGTTCGACCAACGCTCCTTATTATTCTATTGGCTTCTTTAATATCGCTGGATGACATATTCGCCCTGGCGTAATTGAGCATAGCCTCAGTGGTCATTGTTGAGTAATCCCCGCCAGATGGTGTCATTCTCCAGGGAAGGAATAACGGGGACTGCCCCGTATCTTTGCTTATTTTTTGTGCTGCGGCTTGCATCTGCCTGACCACCCTTGGGTCTGATGCCCACACCTGTCCCTCATTCATAGTGTCAAACATATAGTCTTGACCTCCCCGCAGGTTTACAGGCGAGTCAAACTGGGTGTTATTTATACCCGTCAAAGACCCGCCAGCGGCGGTTCTGTCAGACATAGTCGTTATAAATGGCCGCCCCTCTAGGTCAACTATACTGACCCCAGGCGCATCTATGTTCCTTGACTCGTAAGACGGGGTAAGCGCAGAAACCCTTTCGGACTCTGCTGGGGTAACCATCCCTTGGGGCTTGTTGATTCTTTCAGAGAACCTTATGTCCGCACCCGAGAAACGGTGTGGCGAACCATGCCAAGCATCAATGTTCCGCTTGATCTGGGGAAGTACGGCAGCTATCGCTGGGGAGACCGAGAGTGCGCCCCCGGCAGCACCAGCACCAGTGAGCGAGGCGTTAAACCAGGTTCTGGATTCAGGATCAGTGAAGTACATCTCCGCGTCAGCAACAAGGCCGGTTAGGTCGCCCAACCCGTTAAATCCCATCGTCAGGAACGCAGCTTTCTGAGCTGTCGTAAGCCCCTCGGTTATCATATCCACAAAGCCCTTGACCTCTTGGAACTTGTTATCGAGGACAACTTTGAGGTATGCGGGGGAGGCGAGTGTGTTTTCGGCCATGAATCGCAGGTGCGGCTCTACCGACTTGGCCGCGCCAACGGCTATGTCCTTGGCAGATTCGGCTCTGCCCGCCCACTTCTCCCTGCTGGCGTTTTGTCGGTCCACGCTGGCCTGGATTCCCGCAACCGAGGCGGGTTGATTCAGTCTGATTGAGCCAAGACCCCTGACCCTGACTAGGACCGAGTTATCGGCCACCGACTAATGCGCCCGTCATCGGATCATAGTCAAACACCTGGGCATCTGGAATGTCCGTTTTGTATTTCAATTCCATTTCGGTCAGGTCGTTCCTCATGCTCTCAAGCTCCAACATCACATCATCAGAATGTCGTTCATCGGTCTTCTGGATTTTGAGCATTTCCCGCTCGTGCTGTAATGCGGTTTTATTCAACTTGTCCTCGTAGGCCCTAAGTTCCTGCTCTTTTTGACCTAACAGTTGAGCCTGTTGCTGGATTTGCATTTGCTCTTGTGAGGACGGTGGTGCTTGCGTATCACCTGGGTTGGTGAAGAACATCTCGGGGTCTTTCAGGTTTGCGTTCCTGACTATCTCTGCTGCGGTGTTAAACACGTTCATTGGGCTTACGGTTAGGTTCATGCCCCCGGCGGCTATCATTGATGTCTGTAGGTCTTTAATTGCGCTCAAATGGATCAAATTCGACTCTCTTGAGCCTATCCCCAGGCCGATATTTACGGTCACATCGGGGCGATTTCGCCATGATGCGGGGTCTACATCGACCCATTCACCGCGTAATTTCGCCACTTCTACCCTGTCCTGGTGCTTCCTCAACAGCTCGTGGATATGTAAAAACAGCGACTTAATGCCTGTTTCTGCGAATATCCGCGCAATTAGCTCGATCTTGCCTTTTGCCATGTCCATCGAGGCGCTCAGTACGCTCGTTTGGATGTGTTTCAATTGATCTGGCGAGAGTGCGTCAGAGTCTGATTGAACGCCCGTTCTGTCCCTTTTTACGTTGTCCCAGTATTCAAGCATCGGGAAAGCTGCCGCAGCGGTGAAAGGTGTGGTCATTGGGGCGTATGCCTCACTGACTGGTCGGTCAAATACGGTCACAGAGCCTATTTCGGTGGATAGAAGATCATCCATCGTAGTCTCGCCAATCGCCTGTTCGTATACCGCGTGTCCTGGGTTATTTGTTTGGTAGAGGTTGTCCAGTATCTGCCTGGTCAGAGTGGTATTGACCTTCTGGATGTCCATCACCAATTCAGCAGGACAGGTGCCAAAATGCTTGTGTGGTAGCGGTTTTGACGATAAAACGTGGAAAGGCTGCCTATCAGCCGGATCGTTGGACAAAAGCACACTATTTGAGGTGAATATCTGCCTTAATTCCGACCTGCCATCGCCCTCTAAATCGATGTATATGTACGCCTCTCGGACCTTAACTTCTTCCTGGGACTTGTCAGGCCGCCCAGTTCTCTCTTCATCCAGGCCCCTTCTAGCGATTAATTCCTCGGAATCCCAATTTCTGCCCTCTGCTGGTAGGCCAGAGACCACATCATTCTCGAAACCCATCTCTAGCAGCTCAGAACGCTTGATATTGCGCTCTTGACCGACCATTCTGGCTTTAGAGGGGTTCACTTTGGTGGCGTCAGATGAGATTCTGTACTCTTCTGGGGGGACGTTTTCGACCCTTATGGCCCGTCTTTTGGTGGTCCTTTTGAACCGAATGTCGTGCAAAGTGATCTTTGCGATCTGGTTGTTGATGACCGTCTCACCGAAATGC